TTAGCAAGCCTGTTTGCCCGTCTGCGAGAATCTTTAAAATTGCTATTACCGTGATCAATAATAATATCTCCCTCACTACAAAACTGTAGTAACTCATTAAGTGTGTCCTCCACTGTTTCTGCTGGTACAACCATCATAAAGACACCTGGCACTTTACCAGTCATCTCTGTTCCTTCATGTACTACTTGAACAAGGCTTTCCAGAGAAGTGGTACATCCACTGATATAACCCTTTTCAAATTGTTCGCAAGCTTTTTCATAATTGTTTCTGTAACCATGTACTTCATGTCCTGCTTTGATAAGACGACGGGACATTCCTTCTCCCATACGTCCTAATCCGATCATTCCGACTTTCATCCTTTTACCTCTTTTTGAAAATATTCTGGGAGTGGACATCCCTTAAAATCGTTTATCTCATCAACTGCTAAGACAAACATAGTAGCAAAACCAACACAGAAGGCGAATAACATCTGGGGGAAGTTATAGTTGCCCATGTATGCTGTAGGATCAGGTTCATCATCGTGAGGATGAATCATCCTTGAGATTTCTAAGGACCGCTTCGACTTGTCGTCTGATTCGGTCTCTCGCTTCTGGGTCTTCTGTTTCTTTTCTGGAGTAGCCATGTTTCTGATGAAAGATAAAATGTCCTTGACATATTATAGTGATTCCAAACAAAAATAGTGTAACTACTCCTACCCATTCTATAATGTTATCTTGAGCCATGGGAAGAGTGGTGGTATCGCTCCAATCAATCTAAGAAGACCTTCAGAGAAAAGTCCTAAAATAAAGAACCCAACGAACATGCTGATGATGCCAGCGTTGCGATTGTGTTTGCGTATAGCATCATCAATCATTTCCTGACATTCTTCTCTAGTTATATGATCAGGAGGTTCAACTCCTTTGCCCCAGTCTTTAAACATTAATCAACTCCATTGCATCATGTAATTCTTTTGAATGGTGTAGTTCATCATTCAAAATCTCAAGGATCTTGTCGTCATGTCCATTGAAAGCAAGAAACTTGGCATAAGTTTCTGCTGCATGGATCTCTACTTCGTAAGAGAGATGGTAAGCATTGCGAGGAGATACCCAATAATAAACCACGTTAACCCAATAGTAGATAAGGACGAGATGCTTGGCAACAAAACGATCGATAAAATAAGTATTGCCACCCCTGCTTTCCATATACTCCAGATGCTCTGTTTCATTGACTGACTGCTCGAAGTGCTGTTTCATCAAATATAGATGCTCGGGACCGCGAAGTCCCATACTTTCACGAAAGTGTAATACACTTAAAAACGCAAAATAGGGTGCCCGAGCAATTTCCTCAAGCACCCAAAACCTTTGATAATCCCGACCCCGATATAAAAAGTCGAGTATAGCAACTGTGATGTTTAAAATAATCTCGTTAAATTTCTTCATCGTGATCGTAAGTTAAACGACAGTCCCAATAGTGGTCTTCTTCCCACTCTGGTTCATAAAGGGGGCAAGGTTCTTCAAATAAATGTTCCATTCTGAGTTGTTTTATTCTTTCTCTAAGAGATTTGTAAAACTCTCTTCTTTGGTCTGAATTCATTCGACGTGAACTGTACCGATCATTCCTGCACCTTTATGGGGACCACACCAATAAGTATAGTCACCTGCTTCTGGGAATGCAACATCAAACTCTTCACCAGGTAACATTGCAAGGGCTTCGTGACCTAAGTCAGGACGATCTTCAACAATGACGTTATGAGGAGGGAGCATATTATTAACAAAATGCACCGACTCGCCAGCAGAGATAGTAACCTCTGCAGGATCAAACACAAGATTACCATTTGATCCCATTTGAACATCTACTGCCCATGCAGGGAGGGCAAGAAACAACGAAGCAAAAACGGCAATAAAAAACTTCATTAAGTTTTAGCAACTAATGCTATTTACTCAATGAAGTTTAAGGTTCAAATTGAATTGTCAGGATTTTGTGACTTTGGCATCATGGCATCTAATTGACCATCTACATACCCTCTTCGATAGTCCCAAGTCTGTCCACCTACCTGTCCACGACTAGCGTTTATACATTTATTATAGTCTGGATCTTCTTTTGAAATGTTGTTGCAAACAAGTCCTGCCAGATCTAATTCGTTACCTTTCTGTCCAGTTCCTGTCCACATATGCTGACCGTTCAACCAAACGGCACCACACTTCTCGCACTCTTTCCGTTCCATGGAAAAAGACGATACTTCTTTTGGATCAGTCATTTCTGCAGTATCCTCTTGTAGTGGGTTTACTTATTTATTGTAGCATATTGTGACAGCTTGTCAACAATTCCACGCTCTAAGAGACTTATTGATTCTAGAATCGGGATCAGAAGCAGTCTTTTTAGACGTTAACTTCTTCTTCATACCTTTCATTCTAGCGCAAAAGGATGCCCTCCTGGGATTTCCAACCTTCTTTGATGGTGCCTTAAGGTCTGATCCAGGATTCTCTCTTTCATAAGACTTTCGTCCCTTTTCATTGAGTCCTCCAGACTTTGCCTTTCCTGCTTTCCTTGTCCAGGCTGCAGATTCATTTTGCGTCTCTTCCTTTTTGACGCAGCGGTTGTATGTTTTGCCGAATAGTTTTTGAGTTCCTTTCTTCTCGTAACCAGGCCAACACTTCTTTGCTTCGTTGGTTGTTTCTTCATTCTTAGGACGGCAATCATTTACCAACTTGCCACCCTTCATTTTCATACCCACTTTTTTGTGAGTATCCCAACAAGCTTTTGCTTTCTCTTGGAAGTCTTGGAAACCTAAGTTACCTTCAAATTCTTCTTTTTTGGATTTATTTCCCCAATTCTTTGCACCTACTTTTCGGCATTTGACTAGTGCTCCGCTGGCATACGCACTAGGCCAAACAGAATAACGAGATTTTACCTTGTGATAACAAGCGTCTTTCTTACCTTCCATTTGAATTTCTTCGCCAATGCCCACATTGGTAACACGCTCTTTTTTCTTATCGTCTCTTTTTTTCAGATACGTATTGAGTTGTTTCATTTTGATACGGCGAATCATTTCAGAACGCTTGCTTAAGTATTTAGGATCTTTACCTTGTGTGGCACGGATTGCTTTAATAGCAACATCACCCATACCCTCCTCAATCTCAACAGACTCTTTGCGATTCTTCATGCGTTTAGCATAATCCATGTAGGACTCACCAGGACGCAGTTTCTTAGGATCCGACTTGGGTTTAGATGCAGCAGCACGATCTTCACGAGCACGCTGGTTAGCACCAGGACCACCCAACTTACGGTCCTTGTCAGGATCGGGATGCCAGAAATCACCTCTTTCACTGATAGTTTCTTCTGTTTTCACGTTGATTGCCTTACCTTTACGATCGGGATTGGGATCTTGACGATTCTTACGACGAAATGCTGCTTCTTCTTCACCCTTGTCTAAGTTTCTCTTCATCTTACTAGAACCACACTTGGGTTTTGTTGTCTGTCCTGGTTGTCTTGCACAGGGTTTTCCTGCATATTTACCACCGAGTTGCACCCAACCAGGCTTGCCATCAGAAGACTTACTCTTGCTAAACCAGTCACGCAGAGAACTATCACCACTTTTGTTTGCTTCTTCAACTTTCTTCTTCATGGGTAAACCCTTGTGCTTTGTTTTTGCAAATTTCTTTACGTCGGACATGCTGGCGGTGGCAGCAACTTTGGCAACCTCAGGCGAGGGATTTTCCATTTCCCCTTTTTGAGCCGCTCTAACCATCCCGAAGAACCTTTGTTGCTTTTTGGAGACTGCTTTTTCACTGATGCCACCAAACACATCACTATATGTAGGTGGCATTTTTTGCATTTCTCCCATCGCCATCTTATTTGCGGTCTTATGCATGACTTCCTTGTCACGACTGCCATATAACTTAGCCCATCGTGACTTGCCCTTCATCATACCCCTAATATATTTCTTAGCGGTAGAATTGATTGCAGGTGGAATATCAGACTTAAAACCTTCAGCCATATCAACCGCCTACAACTTGTACTTCTTCAAGAACAATTGCACTACCAGTAACAGCAACTTTCACGCAACGCTTGACGATTGCTTGAGGTCCGCTGTAAGCATAGGTGTAATCAGCAGATGCAGAAGATGAATCGATATCAGTGCTGATT